GAAAACGGAATATAAACCACTGCCAGCACAACGCTGGGGACATAGGATTACTTAAAATGGCAAATATCGTTCTAACAGAAGCATACAACTATGCAGGCACGCTCAATGTAGACTTCAGCAGAAATAGAGATCGTTGGATCTTTTTGCTGGACAGTTATGTGGGCGGAGATGACTACCGCCTGGGCAACTACCTGGTGAAATACACCAATGAAACAGGTGCAGAATACCAAGCCCGTTGCAGATCAACACCCCTGGATAACCACTGCCGCAGTGTAATCAGTGTGTATGTGAGTTTCTTGTTTCGTGAACAACCCAAGAGAGAGTTTGGCTCCATTGAGAATGATCCCATGTTGCAGGACTTCTTGAGTGACGCAGACATGGATGGACGCAGTTTTGATGCGTTCATGAAAGAAGTCAGCATCTGGAGTTCAGTGTTTGGACACTGCTGGGTGTTGATGACCAAGCCGTCTATTGCGGCAGAAACATTAGCAGATCAGATTGCTGAAGGTGTTAGACCCTATGTGAATGTGCTCACACCATTAGTGGTCACTGACTGGCGTTGGACAAGACGAGCCAATGGCCGTTATGACATTGTGTATTTCAAATACATTGAAGATGTGAATGACTCAGTCACCACCATCCGTGAATGGACACCAGAATTCATACGCACCTATGAAGCCAACAACATCAAACGCGAAGCACTCTTGGTAGCAGAAGAAGTGAATGAACTGGGCCGTGTGCCTGTGGTGCTGGTCTACAACGAACGCAGTCAAGTGCGTGGTATTGGCATTAGTGACATTACTGACATTGCTGATCAACAGCGAGCCATCTACAATGAAATGAGTGAAGTAGAACAGTCAGTTAGACTGGAAGGTCATCCTTCCTTGGTTGTGACCCCAGACACACAAGTGGGTGCAGGTGCAGGTGCTATCATTATGATGGGCACTGACCTTGATCCAGGACTCAAACCCTACATGCTGAATGCAGATGCCACGCCCATCAACATGATCTACGAATCAATAAACAACCGCGTGAAGATGATTGACCGTATGGCCAACACTGGCAGTGTGCGTGGAACTGATATTACCACAATGAGTGGTATTGCTATGGAAACAGAGTTTCAGTTGCTCAACGCCAAACTGTCAGAAAAAGCAGACAATCTTGAACTGGCAGAAGAACAGATCTGGCAACTGTGGAGTCTGTATCAGAGCCAGACCTGGGACGGTGAAATAGAGTATCCAGGATCATTCAACATTCGTGACACTGGTCGTGAAGTTGCACAACTGGTCACTGCCAAATCAGCCGCAACTGACCCTGTGGTGTTTAGAGTGATTGATGAACAACTGATGGAACTGCTGGACGAAGAATACACACGCTTGCCGTTTATTGACCCCAACCCACAACCAGGTAGAACATATCCTGATGGTGAGGCAATCCCAGACTCATTGCCAGCCGCATATCAGTTGGCCACAAACCCTGATGTGCCTGCAGGTCAAAACTGCGGCAACTGCGAATACTACAAGCCTGGTGAACTGTATTGCACCAAGTTTGACGCACCTGTTCGTGCTGTGTTCTGGTGTGCCAAATGGGAACCAGTTGAACCAGAAGAATACTAATAAGGAGATCGCAAATGGCCTACAAGAAGAAATATCCAAAACCCCCTAAAAAATAAGGACTTATTATGAAAGACTCTAAACGAATCATCAGAGGTTTCACAGAAACTTCAGTAAACAAAAACATTGCCAGGCTTGAACAACGGTATCCCAAGCAGACACCTGCACGGGACACTGCTGTGGCTTTGAACATTGCAGAAGACCAAGCCATCAAGGCCAATCGTCCTGCCTTGGTTCGCCGCCTGTCACGATAATACAGGTGTTATCTAAAGGTATCACAAATCAAAACAAACGGTAAATAACATTACCACAACTACGAAAGGTAGGTAGAGATTACAATGGACTCAGACTCATTGGCAACAAAGGAAGCAACTGACGCTTCTAACACAAGTCAGGAAGCCGCAAGCACAAATCAGCGTGTTTACTCTCAAGAAGAGTTTGACAATGCAATGGCCAAGATGAAGGCAAGTGTTCAGAAGAAGGTTGCAAAGCCTTACGAAGACCTTGGTGATATTGAGGAACTACGCACAATCAAATCTGAATGGGAAAAGAAACAACAGCAAGAGCAAGTCAAGCGTGGAGAGTTTGAAAAGATTCTACAAGAAATGGCTGCCAAGAAAGACGCTGAAATAGCCAAGCGGGACCGCGTGATACAAGAATACAAAGTTGATGTGCCATTGGTCACTACAGCAGCCAGGCTTCGTTCAGTAAACCCTGAACAGGTCAAGAGTCTGCTGCGAAGCCAGGTGCGTATGAACATGGATGGTGAAGTAGAAGTGTTAGACCCAGCAGGCAAAGTTCGCTACACGGATCAAGGGCAACCTTGGGGTGTTGAGAACCTTGTGCAGGACTTTCTAACTGCTAATCCCCATTTTGTTCAGGCCACTCCTGCCACATCACAAGGTCGTTCTTCAATATCAGCGGCAAGTTCACACAAGGTGGACATCACGAAACTGGATATGAAAAATCCAGAAGACCGTAAAGTCTATGCACAATATCGCAAGGCAAACGGTTTAGCCTAATATTCAAGGAGAATTTAAATGGCAGGTTCAACAACTACAACTCTAAACGATCTCTTACCTGAGATCATCCAAGAAGCCATGTTCGTGGCATCAGAACGCAGTATCATGCGTGGTCTGGTAAAGAACTATGTCTTGGCCCCTGGTCAAGGTAAAAATGTCAATGTGCCTATCTACCCAATCCAAACAGCCGCGGCTGTGACGGAAGGTAATGAAGTCACCAACACCGCAGTGTCAACCAACACCGCACAGTTAGTGGTAAGTCCAGTTGCTATCCGCACCTTGCTTACTGACCTGGCTCGTGTGAGTGCAGCCTCAAATGTTGTGGCTGACCTGGGTCGTTTGTTTGGTGAAGCCGTTGCTCGCAAGATTGACACTGACTTGACAGCATTGTTCAATGGCTTTGTTGCACCCACAGCAGGCACAACTGTTATCACAGCCGCTCAGATCTTCACAGCAGTAGCCAAACTCAAGGCAGATGCAGTTCCTACAGACGGAATGGTTTGCGTGATTCATCCTGAGATTGCGTTTGACTTGAAGAGTGCATTGACTTCTCAAGGCAATACACCTTTCACTGCAGGTGCTTATGGTGAAAATGCAAATGAAGCAATGAGAACAGGCTTCGTTGGTATGTTGGCTGGTATTCCAGTTTACGAAACCAGCAACATGGCCAACTCTGGTGCAGACGGCAACTACATTGGTGCTATTTTCCAGCGTGATGCTATTGGTCTTGGCTTGATTGGCGACATCTCTATTGAGACTCAGCGTCGTGCTGCGTTCCTGGGCGATGATATTGTGTGTTCTGCATATTATGGCACTGGCTTGCTGCAAAGCAACTATGGTCGTAGTCTGAACAACAACTCCAGCATCAACCCCTAATAGGAAACGACGATCATGGCTTTCATTACACAAGGAACCACCTTTTTCAGTTTTGCTGATTACGATGATGTTCTGGCCAAGGACAGTCGCCTGTTCTCTGCCAATGAAGGCCTGACTCAAGATGTTGTAGAAGACAGTCTTATTCGTTCAACACAACGCATCCTGGACATGTTTCGCTCAAGTGATTGGTGGAAGGATTATTACATCCGCCAGTCAGGAAGCATGGCCAATGTTGTGGTTGGACAGAGTATTAGTGTTCCGCCTCTTGACCCTTTCTTGATTCAAGCACGCCAAAATGATTTCACAGACCTCTGTGTGTATCATACTCTTTCTGAGTATCTGCTGGCAAAAGTGGCAGACTTTGGCAACCAAGATTCAGCAGAGCGTCAGAAGATTGGATTCTACGACACCAAGTTTCGCGACTTGTTTGACGAACTGATAGTGGCAGGCGACTGGTATGATTTCACCAATAATGGAACCATAACAGACGCTGAGAAATATCCCTATGTCAGCAACCTGGTGAGACGACGATGAGACAGGCCATAATAGACGGTATCTCCGCTGTTGCCCTGGGCACCTACGCTGTGAGCAGCGAGTTGCCCTGGAACGCGGCTGGAGAACAGTTGTATTACAAAAACTTCAAGGTGTTCTATGTTAGTGAGCCAGATTCTGTAGAGACTACTCTCTTCAACACACTGGACGCAGGAGTATTCGCAAGAAAAACTTCTACCATCCTGGTGTATGTCGTAAATGACGCAAAACTCAAGCCCTCAAACTATGATAGTGTGATGGATGCTGTAAGAAATGTCAAGGATACCACAGAAATAACTGGCGTTGTCAGTCGTGAATGTGATATCACTG